CTACCACTTAAGGTAGTCTACGGTCATCGAGCCCCGGACGCTAAGTCCTTATCCCGATGAGATAGGTTATACTGACTATGCAGTGTAATAAGATACCGAATCCTTTCGTGTCATAATGTAGCGAATGTGATTCGTGTTTGAACTAACCCAGCGAATCATAGAAACATTAATATCATGAAAGTTAAACAAGTGATTTCAAGCGGTATAACCGCTCAATCTCCTATTAAGGAGGTTATCAATCTTGAGACCCTTAGACAAGCCGTAAAACAGCTTACTAAGAGTTACTTTAGTGATTGGAAGGACAAGGGACGCATTGAACAGATTGATAAGTTTTTCAACTTATTGCTGCTATGGGAGAAATCTCATAATAGTACGTTAGCTATGCTTCGAAGAGTTGATATGCTTCGATTGCACTACCTACGCAGTGTGGCAGGTAACCCTTTGATGGAAACGGATAAAATCCGTCTAAAGTCGGGGGGTCTGCCGTCTTGCTTGAAGTTTCTACAATTGGACAGTAAGGAGCTAATAGAAATAAGGTTTAACCTTACACTATTAACCGCTACTAGGGCAATTACCCTAGACGGTATTCCTGACATTCAAGTCATTACGCAATCCGCGGAAAGTACGGTTAATCCGAAACTAGCGCGCTTTGTTGATGTTTGTGTAGAAGACCTAAAGAAAGCTGGAATAGCTGTTTCGCCTTGCCCCTAATGATTTCTTTGAAAAGTTTCACTTCACAGGAAAGTCCGGCCCTAACGGGCCGGCTTTTGGTTCCCTTTTTGGGGACCTTGAAGTCCTTTTGGAACGACCAATCTTGCTAGAAAATCTAGTGACTTTGGGCGGGAAACGATTCAAGATGTTTATAGAGACAATTAATTTGTCCGGTTACCTGAGATACTTAACTGAAATTGCATTAAAGTACGTTCCGATTAAATCGGGAATACCATGCAATTCTAGGTTAAGTTCTATCTCAGACAAGAACGGAAAACAACGGATCATTGCTATATTTGATTATTGGTCTCAAACCTCTCTAAGAGGATTACATGATTACCTTTATAAGGTTCTCAGGGCAATCCCCGAAGATTGTACATACGAACAAGGAGACAAAGTCTCGAGTTGGTTAATGAAAGGAGGTCCTTACTATTGTTTGGATCTAACTTCGGCAACTGACAGATTCCCCGCAACTTTTCAAAGAGAAGTGCTATCTAAGTTCATTGGCAAGGAGAGGGCAAATGCCTGGTATGATATTATGGTCGACCGTGATTTTGTAGTTCCTCCAAAATGGGGACACAACAAACGTACCGTTAGGTATGCTGTTGGACAACCATTAGGAGCCTACTCATCATGGGCTGCTTTCACCCTAGCTCATCACGTACTTATTAGAAGTTGTTTCCAAGAAATTGGAATTAAACCGACAAGAATGTATTTGGTTCTAGGAGACGATGTAGTGATTGCAAATCGATCTGTTGCTAGACTGTATATGAAACGTCTGTCGGAGTTAGGTGTTAAAACCTCTCCGATGAAATCCTTAATCTCACGCGATACATTAGAATTCGCGAAGAGAATTTGGAAGAATGGGATAGAAATATCCCCTATTCCAGTTTCAGGATTCATCTCTACTAGACATCGCATACATCTACTTGTGCCATTCCTAGTTTCCTTGGTAACACGAGGATTCGGAAAGAAGGTAGAAGTACCGGAAAGGATAAAAGGATTGCTAAGCAACCTTAGGATCGGCCGTTCATCACGGCTAACCTTTAAGGCCCTCGCTTTTATGACCGTGG